GAGCCTGCGCACTGGGAGCAGGGCCCTAATCAGCAGTTTTTACACACCTGCGGGATGCTGCCGTGTTGCGACCACGGCGGTTGTTGGAAAAGCCGCGTTGTTCCTCTAGACGATAATGACGCAAAAAACCGCAGTCTGTGCACAGCGCCGGTAATGTTTGATGACGGGCAGTGGGTTGGGCAGTGCATGGCGATGATCGAAGTCGATGAGGTGGCGCTGCTAATCAAAAGGTACATGGACAATCTTGATTACGAACCAAAAAATTAAACCCTATTATGAACCCATATCGTAAAATAAACATAGCACTGGACTTCGATCGGTCGTTCACAAGTGATGTTGATTTTTGGCGTTTAATAGTTCACGCTGCCGTGTTGCGCGGTCACAAAGTATATTGTGTTACGGGGCGCACAGATTGCCCAAGAAATAGAAAAGAAGTGGCTACGACATTTGGCCCAGAAACGTTCAAACTTTTATCTGATTGCGTTTTTTGCGACCACGCACCAAAACGTCAAAAAATTCAAAGTCTAGGTTATCGTATAGATGTATGGATCGACGATTTGCCGGAGGGTATTGGGGCAGCTGATAAATCTGTATTTAAAAAACTAGAAGAACAATTCGACGTGTGCGAAACTCTGCCTATTTTCGGCAAAAAAGCTACTGACCCTGCTGCTATTTGGGTACCGCCGGAGCTAACTATCTGGCCGCCTGGCGCTAATTAATCTTTTTTTGCGCCGGCGTAATCGTTAAATTGGTATTACGGCCTCGCCGGCCGCACTGAATGGATTCAGTGTATGCAAAAAAAGTGGCATTATGTTTACGTAATTTTGTACCCCTCGTTAGGGTATAAATTTTATTACGGCTCTAGAATTACAGAAAATAGCCCCGAAGAAGACACAGATTATTTTGGGTCTTCTGTAACGTTCAGCCGGTACAACGACAGCGCGCACGACGAATACCAGCAAGATGCTTTAAAAGTTGTGCTGTATTCTTTTTACGGCAAATATGGCGTTTACAACGCAAAAAAAATATCTGGCGTAGAGCAGCGTTTAATAAAAGAAGCTGTGTCAGCCAGTCACGTAGGCCCCGAAATTTGCCTAAACAGAAACGTCGCCGGCCGCATATTCGGCACGCCGGACGAGCTAAAAACATGGAGAAGTTTGGGCGGCAAAAAAGGCGGCGGTAAAAATGCAAAAATGTTGGGGATTAAACTTGCGAAAGAGTTTGCGTTTTTTGACCCGGAAGGCCGTGTCAGAACTATTCGCGGGCTGCGGCCGTTTTGCCGCGAAAACAACTTAGACCCGAGCGCTATGCGGCACGTTCAGCGCGGAAGGCGCACGTCGCACAAGGGATGGCGTAAATATGAATAACGACGTTTTACTGATTTTGCTGTATATAACTGTTTTTGGGCTTGGATATGCGTTTGGACGCCTAAAGACCGGTGGCGCCGTTAACCCCACAGTGCCGACTAGTTTTCTAAAAAACGCATCTATTCGCCCTACTTCCGCTATTGTTCCAGTTCATATAGACGAGACTAAATACGTAGCGCCGATCCAAACGGCCGGATTAGTTTTAGGCGAATCTACAAACAGTATTGGCAAAACAACAACTACAACCGATGATATTCAGAGTTCTGTTTCAAAATTGGCTCAGTTAAAAGGAAAATAGCGATGGCTAAAGGATTAGATGTTGGCACTTCTTTTATTGTGCTCGCGCAAGACGGCGCTAACGGCGCTGTCGAATACAAAGACTTCCGTGACGCTTTTTATGCGATTAAACCGACCACGCCTGTGGCCGCCAAAATGATTGAAAAAGGTCTGGCCGGTAAAGTATTTATTAAAGACGAGGATGGCACATTTATTTTGCTCGGGCAGGACGCTATAGAAAAGGCAGTAGAACGTAACGACTCTGCCAAGCGCCCAATGTTTCGCGGCGTAGTTTCACCTAAAGAAAAAGACGCTAAACGTGTTTTAGCGTTTATTTTGCGGGAAGTCATTAGGCGGCCGACGTCTTCAGCTGAGCCTATTGTATTTTGCATTCCCGCCCAGCCCGTCGACCAAGAAGACGGCGATTTCGATGTTGGCTATCACGAAGACGTGGTTAAACTCGTTCTAAGCGAAGCCGGCTACGCACCTCGCGCCATTAACGAAGCAGAAGCCCTGTGCTACTCTGAGTTTGAAAACGACAACTATAGCGGCATCGCTCTCTCTTTTGGCGCCGGTATGGTAAACGTTTGCGTGATGTTAAACGGCGAGCCGGTAGTGACTTTCTCTACTACAAAATCCGGTGACTGGGTCGACCGTATGGCCGCAGTGGCCGTTAACGCGCCGGACAGCGTGGTGCAGGCCGAAAAAGAGCACGGGGATTTCGTAGTCGGGCAGCCCAACGATAACGCTATTTTAGGGGCTGTGTCTGCGTATTATGACCGCCTCATAGACTATACTGTTAAGCAGCTTATTGCGGCGCTACACAGCCACAAAGCTATACCGAAGTTTAGTGAGCCGCTGCCACTCGTGGTTGCCGGCGGAACGTCCAAAGCAACAGGATTTGTAGACTTATTTACCCAAAAACTGGCCGCGAATGAGTACCCAGAAGACCTGTGGCCTATTAAAGAAGTAAGGGCCGCCGGTGATCAGTTACACGCAGTTGCCAGGGGTTGTTTAATAGCTGCGAAGATTCTGTGAAATTTTGTAAACTGTAATTATCGTGAGTTAGTCGTGGCGGTCGATTGGTTAGGTGTTTAGGTATCAGCAGGGATGTTTTTGCCTAGATGTGGAGTCCGCGGTCAGGCTGTGGCCGAGTGCGCGGCAGGTGGAGCAATGAATACCGCACGGGGTCAATTTATACCTTAGAAAGTCATTGCAGTATCCTGCTCCGGCGGGATTCGGTCCTGTGGGAGGGGATCACAGGGGCTCACGATATTGAAGCTAAAATAACGTAAAACATTAGGTGGCAACATGTTCGGCGAATATTTAAATTCGTTAGCGGTGTTTGCCAGCGCATTTGGAGTAGCTGCTTTTGCCGGATTAGCGACGTTTTTGCGTTTTGCCAGAAAACTATCTAAACTGGCTGTAATAAGCGCAATGTTAAACGCTGGATTTTTAGGGCTAGCGCTGGCGCTTCTGTGGTATCAAAACTATCAAAAAGCTGAGAATATTAGCGGTTTAATCGGAATATGCGTATTAGCGGGAATGGGCGGGTCTACAATTACTGACATTTTAATTTCAATACTGTCAGGCGCGGGAATTAAAGTAATTATCCACCACGAGCGAGACCGAGATGATGCACTCAGCCACAATGACGATTAATCAGCGGTATAAATGGAGCGCGGCCGCCTGGGTATTAGCCGCTATTTTCGCAATACTGCTTTTCGAGTCTGCTCGCGCGCTTCAAAGTAAACAGGCCGGCGAAACGCGCTCTGTTCCGGCTATTAGGAATAATTACAGTTATATAGGCGGCGCTAGTGCGTGATTTGCCGGGCGTTTTATCGGGCTGGTGCTGCGCATATGGATGGAATATCTTTTTTAAAGCCGCTGACTCCTGAACTGCAGGAGTTTTTTTATGCGAAGGGCAATGCGCACGGCTGGCTAAATAAAAACGCCAAAACTGCCGCCAATTATCACCTCGCTGGCCGGCTGTATCTCGCTAAAAGCGGCTGGCTGTTACTCTCGGTCCCGAACGCGTTTGTGCGCGGTTTGTTTGACGCGCTGGCCGCTCCGGGCGCGGAATTACCCACCACTGACCTTATGAACGTCCCGAACGTGGACGCAGGCGTATTAAACGCACACATATCGGTAATGACGGCCGATGAAGTCAAATCTATAGGCGCAGACAAGATTAACGAGCGTGGCCATACTTTTAATTACGGGCTCGGCTCCGTGGAAGAGATCCCCGTACAGAACATTGCCGGCGTGAGCAAAGTCTGGGCGGTGCAGATTAAAAGCCCCGCACTGTCGGCCCTACGTAAGAGCTACGGGCTGCCTCCGTACATTAAAGATCAGGCATTTCACATCACAATTGCCGCCCGCCGTAAAAAAGTGCTGGGCAACAACGAAGTAAGCAAATTCGACAGCGCAACAGGCCGCGGCGAGCTAAAAGCCGCCGCCGACGATAAAACAACTTACGACTGCTGCTGCTCTGGCCCCTGCACATGTCCGCCAACTTGCATCTGTAAAAAGAGTGGTTATTGCGGGCGTAACAAAGAAGCAGAAGAAATGCCGTGGCGCGAGCGTGTCGAGGTCTACACAAGGCACCCGCAAACCGGCAAAATTTATGGCGGCGTTTGGGATAACGATAAATCTTTCGCTGTGCCTGGCGGCGGGCTAGACCCGGGCGAAACTCCGGAGCAAGCGGCAATTCGTGAGTTAGAGGAAGAAACTGGAATTAAAGCAACTAATCCAGTTCGCTTGCCTATCCCGCCTATCGATAACAAGTGGAGCGATAAACACCGCGCCGAAAAAGCTAAAGTAGGTCGCGGGCATTTTGCCGGCACCCGCACTCATTTTGTATTAGCAGATTTTCTAGAAAAAGCTCGCAATAAAAAGTTGGATCACTGGGGCGCTACGAGCAGGAAGTTTTATTCGCCGGACCGCGCATTGGCGTTGATGCGAGGCAAACAATTTATGGCGCCCGAAGTAGCCGCCGGGCGAATTGCCGCGCTAAAGCACATTTTAGCAAGTGCGAAAAAGACCGCAGCCGATTTATTACCCGGCGGCGCGGCAGACAACAAACCAGATTCAGCGTTTCCTAAAAAAGAACTACAGAAAGGGAAAAAGCATGAGCGAGAACACACAAGTAATGATCAAATCGCCAAAGAAATTGCCAAGGATCAT